CTTTCTAATTTTTTATTTACTTCTTGTTGTTTTTTAGGATCAACTGCCATTAAAGTATTTTATTATAAATATTTAAAAAAGAAATTTTATTTATATGAAGAACGTTTCATAAACTTTTTAGGATTTTGTTGTTTAGGATTAGGAGGATTAATTTTTCCTGTTTTAGGATCTAATAGGTTTTTAGATCCTTTTCCTTTTTGTGCTTTTTGTAATTTTTTATTTGCCTCAGTATTATAATCATCAATTTGTTTAAAGGTAAATTTCCTTAACCAAATAGGCATATTATAAACGGTACCAAAATCATAACCTCCATTCCCATGGAAAACTATGTTATGTATTTGAGTAAATAAATTTTTACGATATTCCGGGGAATTACTTAATGTCAGGCCAAAAAAACGATAATCCAACCGGAATTGATGCTTTGTCATCTTGCCCGTCGGGAAAAAAAGACAGATCAACGTCTGGAGTGATTTTTTTGGCGTATTCTCTTAATGCCCGAGAATCCCTGGCTAGCATGTATTTGTCTACATATTCTCGAATCTTTTTAAGATCTGTATCTCCTTCAATACTTGTAATCATGTGTTTTAACCTTGTGGATATAGTTGTATCGGAGGCTTTATTAATCTTTTTTAGACTTTTTATTTCATTAGCTATTTTTATCTCATCTCCATGAGTTAATAATTTAAAAGTAACTGTATTTTTAGATGCTGGTAGTGTAAAAGAAAAACTATTTCCATTTTCAAATAACTTTTCATCTATTTCATTAAACTCTATTTTAGATAAATCAACCGTTTGCTTTTCTCCATCATATTCAAACTCGTAATCATTACCATAACCTAATACTCTAGATGCTACCATAATAGCATTTTTATCTCCAATTAATAAATCATTATAATTGATTTTAGTAACAATTAAAGATTTAAATAATTTATCTAATACAATACCTTGTCTAATGTAAGAAGAATTAGATAATATATCTTCTTCTTTAGCAGTCATGTATTTAAGTTCGATTTTTCCTTCGGATAATGGGTTATCTTTTGGATATAGTAAACCTTTTGATGGTAAGTCTATTACTTCAGTGGGTAATTTAAATTCAGCCATAATCTTAATTTAAGTATAACGTTTGTTTATTATACATATGTAATATAAAAAAAAGCTTGACCAAAGCCAAGCTATTTTTTAAAGAGGGTAGATAAATATCTCTTAGAAATTTAACACACAATAATCAGGTTGAACTGTCATTGTTAATTCTTGGGCTGTATCTTCCGTATCCCAATTAAAATCTCCAAATGAAGCTTCAGTAATGAATGCTCCTTTAATAATCCATTCAGAAACTATATCACCAACAGGTCCTAATACATTTATAGTAAGATCTTTTTTATAGAAATCAGAATAACCATCTCTACCAGTTACTGATTCGTGATGTAATCTTACCCACTCCATTACTGCTTGAGCTCCTGATGGAGTAATTGGGTCAAATAATGTAAAGTCTATGGTATTCCATACTGTTTTACCTTTAACATATCTTTGAACGTTAATATGATTTAAAGGAACTGAACCTTGACTTACAGAAACAGCTGATACACCTTTCATAATATATGAAGGGAAACCATCTACAAATAAGATAAATCTGTTAGCTTGTTTTGGCTCAAAAGCTGTGAAAAATATTTCGTTCGGATTTAATACTGCCATTTTATATCTTTATTTTATTATAAATATTTATATTTCAAATTTTTATGCTGGGAATGTTGCGCCAGTAGGTAATACATTGAAATCTAATATAATAAATTCAGCTGTTTTAGTTGGTTGTAGGAATATTTGTCCTATCAACTCATTTCTATCTATTACATCTGGTGTATTATTTGACTCATCCATTACTACTTTAAAAGCAAACAATCCCTGTCTTTGTTGTACACTTTCTAAATAAGGGTTAACTTGTGTTAAGAAATTTTGTCTTGTTGCAATTGTATTTTGTTCAAATACTAAATTATCTGCAATTTGAGATATAAAATCTTTTAACGCAATTAACAATCTTCTTACATTTACTCTATCTAATGCAGTTGCTGCTTTTTGTAATGTTTTCTGACCAAATACTACTACTCCTGTTTGTGGGAATGTAGCTATTGGGTTAACATTACCTTCATATAAAGTATCTCTATTAGTAGAAGTTAATTTTCTTTCAGCTCTAACTACTTGACCTAATCCTCCTCTGGTTATACCTGCAGGTGCAAACCAAGGATCGCTTGAAGCATCTGTAAATGCATAAACACCAGGAATCATAGTTGAAGCAGGTACATATACTAATTGAGCTGTATTTGGATCTACTGTTTGAACCCAAGGCCAATAAGCAGCTGCATAACTTGTATCAAGCCCAGAAGCTTGTGCAGTTACTGTATTAATTGGTTGGTTATAATCAACTAAATCCATTACAAAAATAGCATCACCTCTAGCAATTGTATTATTACTTATGCTTGTAATTTGAGTAGCATAAGATTGGTTAGTTAAACCAGGTGCTGAAATTACATTGTATTGGTAATCATCTTGGTTAGCTAATAAAGCAATTGCATTAGTATAATCACTACCTAATAATCCTTGTGTGTTTGTAGAATTAATATTTTGATAGAAATTAGCAGGTACTCTATTTGCTGGTTGATCAGTTGGAACATTTAATCCATTACCACCACCAAATGAACCTGAACAAACTGCAGGTAAAGATCCTGTAAATTCATCTTTTGCAGTTCCATCATTATTAAAGTAATTAGGTGTAGCGTAATTTACTGTTTTTACTCTTACTAAATTAGAAATATTAGGGAATGAACCTGATTCTTGTAAAAACGTATCACTTCCTTCAGTTACTAAGGTAGTTGAAACATCACCAATTGCTCTTGAAATAAAGTTAGCTGCTAATGGATCTAAAGAAATATTATTATATTGTTCTAATATTACTTTTTGATTATTAGTATCATCTCCTCTTCTAATTAATAGTGAAAATACACCAGAAGCGGAATTAACACTCGCAATTTCATATCTTAAATTATCAAAGCTACCTGATATTAGAGCACCATTTCCATTTACTACATTGTTATCTGATTCGGATTGTTGGATTGCACTATTCATAATAGCACCTTCTGATATTGTTTCAAGAACAAATGGGCTTAATCCTGAAGTAGGTCCTTGTGAACCTGTAGGAATACCAAATGCTGCTACAGTTCCTGTTTGTTCAGCAGCTGCCGAACTTGTAGCTGGTGTCCAATCTTGAGTTGTACTACCACTTACTACACGTGTTACTAATAATGAATTACCGCCATTTTGGAAATAATTGTTAGCGGCTACGGAAGTTAAGTAGCTAAATTCATTAGAACCACTCTGTAACTTATCACCAAATATTGCTTGGAAAGAACTATATGAACTAACTAAAGTTGGTTGCTCAATAGGTCCTTTTACTGTAGGTCCAATAATAGCTGCTCCTCTTTCTACTGGTCGAGCTGTTACAAAAGATGAATCATTTTCTCTTGCTAATACTCCTGGAGATATTAATGTTTCTGCCATTTTTGTATATTATTTTTAATATTGTTTTATTATAAATATTAAAAAACCTTTCAAAAAACTATTTTACTAAAGTAAATTCTCCAGTTTCTAGGTTGATGTTACCATCACCATATTTTTTTTGGAGGTTTTCCGCTGTAGATTTAGATTCTTCTTGCAATTCAGCTAACTTTTCTAGTATAACCCCTCTTTGTCCTTCTAAAATTGCTCTTTGAACATCTACTTGACCTAATTGTAATACAATTTGGTCATTTTTTACTTTAAATTCGTTGAGTTTTTCTAACTCTTCTTTTGATAACTTGATTACTTCACTCATAATGTAATTTATTTATAAATATGATTAAAAAATTTTAAATTAAATATTGTTTTATTTCTTTATATACTCTTTCTGGTGTAATTGACTTTTGACAAATATGTTGTAATTCTGTCTTTTCGTTTTCGGGACACCAATCCCAATTACCTGGGTCAAATGTAAACTCCTCCTTATTCCAACAACCATTACAAACATCTAAATTTTGAATTCTTGTAATATTATTAACAAATTCATGATTTTTATCTGCAAAGCCATTTATCATAAAAGTATGTTTTTTAAGTGCCCAATTAACCCAAGATAATCCCGAACCTAACCCTATGAATAGATCTGCATGATGTAAATAATTAAATAAATCATCCCAGGGTAAGTTTGCCTTAGATTTAATATTTTTACCTTCAAAACCATGTAAACTTAAACTAACAACTATAAAACCTTCCATTGTTAATAAGTCAGCTAGTTTTAACCAATGCTCTCTAGGCCATTCTTTACATCCTGATGTTGCTTGAGGGCCAATACAAATGTATTTTTTTCTTAAAGGTCTTTTTTTAGGAGTAAAATTAATACCATAATTAATTTCTTTATAAGGTAAACCCAAAATATCTGTAGCAGCCTGAATTAAAGGGATTGTATTTGGTTTAGTTTTATGTCTATTATATCCATCCCAGTATTCATTTTCTTTAAACCAACCTAACCTGTAATGGGCTAAACAATTAATTTTATTATTAGGGTCAACAAATTCTATATCTTTATAAGCATCTAATCCTTTAAACCAATCATTATGAAAAGTACTTACAATTAATTTACAATTATGTTTCTTTTGAAATTCAACAACTTGGGGAACCCAAGCTAATGTATCTCCAATAGATTTAGATTCAAAAGATATTTTTACTACTTGATTTTTTAAATTTAAGTTATAAATAAATTTTCCATTAATAAAAATTAACCAGGGTACATAATATTTAATATTGGTACAAGTCCATTGATTATTAATAATCTTACTAGTATGTACTAATTTATTAGTTAGGGGGTTTAAAAACTCAACATAATATTCCTCAGGCTTATTACCTACTAATTCTACTTTTGCCCCATCATCAAAATTTAAAATTAATTGATTTTTAGGTTTATTTGGGGTTTTATTATTTACTAAATATTCAAGTTCTTTATAAGCTATTTTAGCAGCATTATCCCAAGTAAATTTAGATCTAATTTTACTAGAATCCTCTAAAGCTTTTACTTTATACTTTTTATAATTAGTATAAACATCTCTCATTACCTTTTTTAAATCATTAAAATCTGGTTCATAAAAATTACCAGATAATTCAGTTTGAGAGTAAGAAAAATATTCACCACCAATAGCTGGGACTTCTTTTATTATTTTAACAGGGTGGCCCTTGCCTTCAGCAAATTCAAGTTGAGCACTACAATTAGAATAAATAGAAGGTGTACCACAAGCCATTGCTTCAATTAAAGGTAAATTCCATCCTTCTGCCCTAGCACAAGATAAAAATACATGTCCTTTTTGTAAATATTTTATATATTCTTCCCTTGAGGGAAAATGTTTAATTTTCAATCTGGGGTCAACAAAACCATAATGCTTTAATCTATCTTCAGTTGATTTAAAGCCATCTTGAGCAAACATATTATCTATAGATAGAACTAAATCTACAGGTTCATCATTTTTAAATTCTTCTAAAAAGGCATTAATAACTTCTTTTGTAGATTTTCTATAATCCCATCTTCCAAAAATTAAAAATTTAAATCTTTCATCATCGTATTCCGGTAATGTAGCACTATTATTAGGGTGAAAAACGCTACCATCAACTGCTTCAGGTACAACTTTTACAATTTCTTCTTTATAACCTTGTTTAACAATGCAATCTTTTTGCCATTGAGAGGCAACCCACATTTGATCAAAATTTTCTGTTATTTTATAAAAACTAGGAGGATATTCAGTAGTTTCCCATACAGTGTAACATATTCTAAAATTTTTATAATTTTCAAAATAGTAATGATGATTTAACTCTGCAAATAATAAATCAATATTGGGAGTAAATTCTTCTTTATATTCACTATATATTTTATGATCTTTAAACCTTTTATCTTGATCGTAAGATTTTAGTGTTTGAACATCTAATATTTTTTTATCTACTTCATTTATATAAGGTTCTTTATCATGCGGAGTATCATTAATACCTTCCCAATAATCCGAAACAGTGAAGTTTCTTGCTTTAATTTTTACTAATTTTGATAAAGCTCTTAAGAATAATCTAGTGTGGCTATTATAACCTGTAGTTCCTATGTAAGAACAATGAGTATAAACTTTAGGTTCTACTTTACCCATTAGTAATTATCTAAAATGATTACCACCAACCCATAATACTAAAGATTTTCTAACACCTCTAGTTACTGGGGATACTCTATGTAATAAATAAGAAGGGAAAATGGTAATAGCTCCTTTAGCTTTACTTCCTTGAGTTATTGTTTTACCACCTAAATTAAATTCTAATACACCTCCATCATAGTCTTTGGGATCTGATAAGTTTACTGTAACAGATAATTTTCTCAAAGATGCCCATCCACTTCCTACATCTAAATGCCAATCATATTTTCCATTATCCTTAGCATGATATTCAGTATATTGTATTTGTTCACGTATAGTTGATATATCAAATTTAAAATGTTGTTGGTTATGCGTTACAATTTCTTGAGCTATTCTTTCATATAAACCTTGAAATTCTAGGGATTTAGGTATCCATTTAACTTTAGATGATCTAATTGAGGGATCAAATGTTCCTTCAATACCATTTTCTGTTTGACCTAAAATTTTAGCTTTTTCCGCATATGGTAATTTTTTAATTTCTTTTTTATATCCTTTAATTTGAAATGAATCTAAGAAATTTGCTCTCCAAGCAAATACGTCCGCACTGTTTCCAAGTGGGTGAAAAGATAATTGATAGTCTACTGCCATAATTTTTAGTTTATAATATAATGTACATAATTTATTTTAATTTTCCAAATAATTTAAAATATTTTTTTAGGTAAAAAATAAATATCACCTTGATGTAAACCCCAAAATAAAGTATCTTGTTTCCAGTTAATAGGATAAAATTCAGTACCTGGTATTTTTAAAACTTCTGGGTTTTCATTTATTTTATATCCCATATTAACATTAGATTGGTTTATACCATTATAAAAAGTTAAAATACATCCTGGTTTAGTAATATTAAACGGAGGATCTATAAACATTTGTTCAGAACCAATTATATCATTAGGGTCTAAAAAGATTCCGTCATATTGTTTTAACTTACCACTTTTATAAATATCTCTCCAATCACCTTCAATAATAGTTACATTTGGTTTATCCGCTGCCCAATCCCTAGCTCTATCCACTATTTGAAAATGATTTTCAATTATTGTATGTGATTTAATACTTCCAGATTGAATATAACCAGCTGATATACCCATACCAAAACCAACTTCTAATATATCGCCTCCATTTTCAGTACAAATTTTAGCGTGTTCCTTCATAATTGGATGTTCGCAATCATGCATAATGATATTATCTAACATCCTTCCTGAATGGTTTGTATTTTCGTGTGTTATATAATTTTCGTGAAAATATAATAGTGAATTTTTATAACTTTTTTTAAAACCTTTTTTTTTCATTAAAATTTAATTCACAAATATTGTCTGTTCATAATCAAAAAAAACTGTATCACCAGTACTAATAGAGTAAGACATAGAACTTTCTGGTGAAGATAAATTAGCCTTAACTTGATAACCAGGAACACCTCTGGAAGTAAAAAGAGAATAATCAAAAGGAGTAATGTCAGATCCAAAATTTCCAGCTGATGGGCCCGGATTTTTTGCTGGACTA